AGCGCGCAGAGAGCGCAGTTGGAGGTTCTCGCGCTTGATGCAGCTTCGCGCTGTGTACGGCGTGAGGTCAGCGGTGTGCGCCGGATCGCCGATCGCATTGCGCAGAGCGGCGAAGCGGAATCGGCGTTGCCGAGTGTCAAGGAACTGTACTCGCAGTGCTGGCATTTTGCCTGCATGGCTCTGCATCTTCCGGCCAGCCAGCAGATCACGGCACGGCAACAGTACGACGCGCGTTGCCAGCTTGTTCTGCTCGCACTTACGGATGAGCAAGACAGGCAGCAGATCCTCGAAAGAACTCTCAGTGACTTTGAAGTGCAAGTGCCGAAACAACTGGCGGCTCTGGCCGTCGAGGGGGTAATTTGATGCACTATTCGGCGGTGGTGCGGTCCGTGTACTCGTCCGTCTGGGCAATCTTGCCGGAAAAGCTTGAGGCTATCGCAGCCTTTGTTCACATGAAGGCCGGCGGCGGCATGGCCGATCCGGAGACGATCCAAGCGATCCACGCGGCCAACCAGATCGCGGCCGCGCGGGCCAAAAATCTCTCGTCGGGCGTGCCTGGCTCGGTGGTGGTGTTGCCGATCTACGGCATCATCAATCAGCGTTACGCCGGCGACTTCAGCGGCCCGTCGGGCACCTCGGTGCAGCAGCTCACGCAGCAGTTCCGACAGGCGGTCAATGACCCGAATGTGACGGCGATTGTCTTCGATGTGGATTCGCCAGGCGGCTCGGTCTCGGGCGTCGACGAGTTGGCACAAGAGATCTTCGACGCACGCAAGCAGAAGAAGATCATTGCGGTGTCGAACTGCCTGTGCGCTTCGGCGGCCTATTGGCTCGCCTCGCAGGCCTCCGAGATGGTGGTCAGCCCCAGCAGCGTGACCGGCTCGATCGGCGTCTACCAGATGCACGAAGACGACAGCAAGTATCTCGACAACATGGGCGTGAAGATGCAATTCATCTCTGCCGGCAAGTACAAGGTCGAGGGCAATGGCTTTGAGCCTCTGGACGATGGAGCGCGCCAAGCGATGCAGGGTATGGTCGACGACTACTACGGCATGTTCACGAAGGCCGTAGCGCGCGGACGCGGGGCATCACAGAAGGCCGTGCTGAACGGTTTTGGCGAGGGCCGCGTGCTTACCGCGCAGAATGCGGTGAAGCAGGGCCTTGCCGATCGCGTCGATACTCTCGACGGCGTGTTGGCTGGCCTCGGTGTCAAGCAGAATCCCAACGCGCAAGCCTGCGCGCTCGGTATGCCGGCGGTCAATGCCGCACAGGCATCGGCCACCGGCGGCAAGGCTGACGAGGGCAACGGTTGCACCTGTGAGTGCGATTCGTGCCAGGTGGGCGATTGCTCGAGTTGCACGCATGAGGGGTGCGATCCCGAGGAAGAAGGGTGTGTCGGCTGCGGTATGGCCGACAGCGACGACGATGAAGCCAAGGCTGGCCAGCGAGCAAAGGCGGAAGCCCGCGCGCGTCGGCTGCGCCTGGCTGCGTTGTAGCGTCGCAAATTCAATCAATGGAGAAGTGTAAAAATTGCAGTTTTGTTTTTCTGAGGTGTTGCAGTGACGCCGTATTATGATCACGCGGGCGTCACAATTTATCACGGAGATTGCGGAGACGTTATTTCGGTATTGCCCAAGGCGGACGCGGTTATCACAGATCCTCCCTATGGCATCAACATGGCGCAAGGGTTTCGCAGCTCCGGGCGTGGCTTTGGAGGGCGCAGTAAGCGCACGTCGCGCAGGTACGAAGGCGACTGGGACCGCGATCGGCCTCCGAGCGAGCTTTTGCTGTCGGTCGTCAATGCTGGCAAGAAAGCCATTCTGTGGGGCGGTAACTATTTCGCAGATGTTCTGCCAAGAACCTGCAAGTGGTTGGTGTGGGACAAGCAGCAGACCATGCCGAGTTTCTCGGATGCGGAGCTTGCCTGGACCAATCTGAGTGGAGTAGCGGTCAAGATGTTCCGGCTTTGCGGCGCTGGCATTATGGCGGCCGAGAAAAAGCGGTTTCATCCGACGCAGAAGCCCGTGGATCTGATGCAGTGGTGTGTTGATTTGAGCGAAGCGCAGACGATTATTGACCCGTTCATGGGAAGCGGCTCCACCTTGGTCGCCGCGAAAAATCTCGGAAGACGAGCGATCGGCGTAGAGCGCGACGAACGTTTCTGTGAGGTTGCTGCCAAGCGGCTATCGCAGGAAGTGTTTCAGTTCACGTAAGACCTTCGGTTAGTTCCCCAACAAGTTTCGGCGGTCGAGACCGCCGCGTCCTGGCGCAAGCCGGTTGCCCGATGGCGACCTGGCTGGCGCTTTGGCCTTTTCACCTTTCACAAGAGGAGTCGAAAGATATGGATTATCGCCAACTACTTCAGGCCAAGGCCGCCGCCGTCGAGGCAGCCAAGGCATTGCAGACTGCTGTCGCAGGCCGCGCAATGAGCGCCGATGAACAACTGCAGTTTGATGGACACCTGGCCAAAGCCGAGGATCTGCAAAAACAGATTGCGGCTGCTGATCGACTGCGCGAGCTCGAGCGCGGAACCTCGGCCGCCGTCGTCGAGGTCGGCGACAACCTTGCGGAGAAGAAGCCATGGAAGAGCTCGGCGGAGTTCTTCGGCGCCGTCATCGGCAACACGCGCGCGGGCCGAGTCTCTGACCCGCGCCTGCAGGCTGCGCTGGGATCGAGTGAGTCGGTTCCGGCGGATGGCGGATTCGCAGTGCCGACCCAGTACGCACAGGACCTTTTGCAGCGTTCCTACGATGTGGGCGAAATTGCCAAGCGTTGCCGGCAGATCGACATGACCTCGGCGCGACTCATCATGAACGCTATCGACGAATCCAGTCGCGCGGATGGCCAGCGGTGGGGCGGCTTGCAGGCCTTCTGGGAGTCGGAAGCCAAGCAGTACAACGGGACGAAGCCGAAAACGCGCGAGGTGCAGTTTGTTGCCAATAAGCTCCTCGGCCTGGCCTATCTTACCGAAGAGCTGATGGAGGACACGCAGGCGATTTCCTCCTACATCGACACGATCTTCCCGGATGAATTCGCGTTCAAGATCGACGATGCTATCTTCAACGGCCTCGGTGCCGGCCAGCCTCTCGGTGTACTGAACAGCAAGAGCGGGGCCACGATCGTGCAGGCCAAGGAAACTGGCCAGGTGGCAGCGTCGGTTGTGACTGAAAACATTCTGAGTATGTGGTCGCGGTTGTATGCGCCGAGCCGCAAAACCAGCGCGTGGTTTATCGAGCAGAGCGTTGAGCCGCAGCTCTATCGACTGCAGATGCCGGACACGGTCGGCACTGCGCAGACGATGCTCTATACGCCTCCTGGCTTCTATGGCAACAACAGTGACTACGGCCAGTTGCTGGGCCGCCCGGTGATCCCCATCGAGCAAGCCTCGGCGCTCGGCACGCAGGGCGACATGGTTCTGGCCGACATGAACCAGTACATTCTGGCGAAGCGTAACGAGATCCGTGCGGATAGCTCGATTCATGTGGCTTTCTTGACTGGCGAGACCGCACTGCGCTTCATGGTTCGCCTCGATGGCCAGTCGTGGTGGAACACTCCGCTGACGCCGAAGGCGAAGACCGCGCCGACGCGCTCGCCGTTCATCACTCTGGCTGCCCGCTCGTAGGCCGCTGATCCGTTGATCCGTTGATATGAGGGCCGCGCACAGCGCGCAGCCCTCGCAACTTCAGAACTGATCCGGCGTGCAGCCGGGAAAGGATTCATATGTCCGTCAAGGGCTTTTATACGGCGCAGGAAGGCCACGTGGTCAACATCCTGCCGCCGCAGGAGATCTCCGGCGGCGCGACGGCGCAGGTCTTCAACATGGAAGGCTACCGTCACGCTTCAATCGTTTTGCAACTGGGCGCGCAGGCCGCGGCCAACACGAAGATCCTTGTCAATGCCTGCACCGATGCCTCCGGCGATGGCGCAACGGCGATCCCGTTCGACATCTTCGCGCAGGAGACGGCCGGCGTGGCCAACGATGTTCTCTCGACGCGCACGGCGGTTACGGCGGCGGGCTATGTGCCGGCGGCCGGTGCCAACATCTTCTACGTCATTGAGCTTGACGCCGATGCGCTGCCGGACGGGTCGCCCTTCGTGCAACTCGAAGTGACCAACGGCGCCAACGCCAACTTTGCCTCGGCCGTGGCCGTGCTCTCCGGCGGCCGCTTCGTGGGCGATCAGTCGCCGACGGCCACGTCCTAATTGCTGTTGTCGCAGGCTGAGAGGTCGGGTTCGCCCGGCCTCTTCCTTTTTGAGGGACGCGCATGAGTGACGCGGTTGTTGTTGTCAAACCGCCGGCAACATTGCCGGTTTCGGTCTCGGATTTTATCGGGTTCTGCGGGTTCACAGCCTATTCCGACAAGACGCTGGCGGCGCAGCAGCAGACGCGGCTGTCTGGCTTGATTGCCGCAGCGACGGATGACTGCGAGCGGTGGTGCAGGTGCGCGTTTCTGACGCGGACTTTGCTCTTGCGCCTGGACGGCTTCCCGGGCCACAGTCCGCTCTATGAGCGCAGTGGTTTTGCGGCGATTCATCTACCGGGGCCTCCGTTTCAGGCCATCGAGTTCTTTCGCTATGTCGACACGGCGGGATGTGTGCAGGATCTGTCGTTTGGCACGAGCTATGGCACGGCCGATCAGCCGCAGATGTATGGCTACCAGCTGGAGCGTGGCGCTGGAGGCGTGCCGGCAAGCCTTGTGCCGCCTTGGGCGCGGCCCTGGCCTCCAGCGCGCCGGATTCCTGGCTGCGTCATGGTGCAGTACCGCGCAGGCTACGGCGGTACTGCAACGGTGTCGATCGACGCTGGCTCCGCGAAGCTCAGTGCGTCCGACTTTACCTTTCTTCAGGCCGATGCGCCGCTGTTGACTGGCGACACGGGGCTGCCTGTATGCATTCCCGGGGCCGGTACAGGCGGCGCTGACCTGGTCACGATGGTTGCCTCGGTTGACGCCGACGGAAACGCTACGCTGGCCGACGCGGCCACGACGGCTGTCGATAGTGTGCAGGCGTGGATTGGTAAGGCAATCCCTGAGCCAATCCTGCTCGCCATTAAATTTCAGGCGCAGTTCTACTACGAGCAGCCGGCGATTGTCGATCAGCCGCTGCCGCGTGTGGTGCAGGCCCTGCTGAACTCTTACCGCAACTTGGTGAGCTGACATCCTCGGGGAGGAACCGTGTTCAATCCACTTGTGATAAATTCCGGCGAGCTTCGCCATGAGATCACGATCCAGACAGAAGATACGAAGAGCACTGATGCGGCCGGCCAGCCATCGGCGACGTGGGCTGATGTTTTGACCACGCTGGCAAAGGTTGAGGGCGTCGGATCTTCGGCCTACAAGTCTTCATTTAGCGACAACGTGCGCACGTCCGAGTCGTCGGATATGTTCACGATTCGCTGGCCGGGTACGAACGTGGTTATCGAACCCGGCCAGCGGATTTTCTTTGCTGGCGACTTCTATGAGATTCAGGCCGTCGACAACGTAATGCACCGGAATCGCAAGGTGCGCATCGCGACGAAGATCGTGGACGAGGACAGCAACTGATGGCCGATGAGCTTGCGTTTGCTGTCGATACGAAGGCTCTTGATGAGGCTCTTTCCAAGCTTTCGGTAAAGGTCCAAACCAAAATCGTTGCAGGTGCACTCAATAAGGGGGGAGCGATCGCGACTGTGGCGATCAAGGCGAATGCCGCAGCCTCCGCGAAGAAAAACCGGCAACCTCCGACGCCGAAAAGCAACGCTCTTCCCGAAGAGATCATGCGCGAGGATATTCACGCGGTCGTGAAGGTTTCCGAGGGCGGCGCGAGTTGCAAGATTGGCGGAACCAGCCTTGGCGAGCACGTGATTCGCTGGCAAAACAACGGCTGGAAGCTCACTTCGCATGGTCGCAAACGTAATCGACGACAGATCAAGGTGATTTCTGCGCGCCATTTTATCGAGGGCGGGATGGATGAATCCAAGCAAGAGGTGCTGGACACCATGATCGAAGCGATCGAAGAAGGCATTCGCAATGCTGATTGAGGGCGTGTATCAGGCGTTGAAGGCTTCCTCCGCAGTTGCCGCCATAGCAAAAAGCATCCGCCCTATCGTGGCTCCCGTGGACCTTTCAGATTATCCCTGCGTCACCTATCAGGTCGTTTCGCGGACGCCCACGTACAGCCTGAATGGGGATGTGGGCGTCAGTCAGAGCCGGATTGTATTCGAGTGCTCGGCGATTCGATACGTCGATGCGGCAGCGCTCATTGAAGCGGTGTACGGCCTGTTTTCTGGCTTTCAGGGCGCGCTGCCAGACGGCACGCGTGTCTACGAGGCCGAGATCGTAAACCAGCAGGACGACTGGAACGCGGATGCTGAGATTTATTCCTCGCATCTGCATGTCATTTTCACCTTCCAAAATTAAGCGAGGTTCAGCATGGCGACCAAGGGTTACAGTGGCGCGGGCACCGTCTTGTCTATTGGCGGTATCACGGACGCTTCCACTACGGAAACGTTCACGGACATTTTGCAAGTCAAAACCCCGAATTTTTCGGGCGCGGAAGCGACGTATGACAAGATCACTAACCTTTCAAGCCCGAAGTCGGGCAAGGCCGTGGTCGACGAGCTTATGCCTACCACGATCAGCTCGGGAACACTAGAGCTTGAGGGCATCTATTTGCCCACCGATGCAGGCCAGGCGGCATTGAATACGGCGTTTGCAACGCAAGAGGCGTACGACTTCAAAGTGACTCTTCCGGTTGGTCCCGGGCAGAGCACCACGGGCAATGTGTACAGCTTCTCGGCGTATGTCAAATCTCCGCTTTTGCCGATCATCAGCGTGGATAAGGCGACCACATTCAAGACGACGTTGCAGATTACGGGCATCATCACGCTTACGTTGGGGGCTTAATCAATGGACCCTTTGAAACCAACTGTCGATTTAGTTGTCGGAGTGCAGACCTACAAGCTGCGCTTCGACTTTGACGCGATTGCCCATGCTGAAGATGAAGCTGGAATTCCTTTGCTTACTGGGATAAGTCGCAAGGATGTGAAAACCCCTCGCATCAGCATTGTGCGCGGAATGCTTTACGCTGCCACGCTTCGCGAGCATCCTGAAATTGCGTATAGCGATGTGGCCGGCATGGTGACGCGCAAGACGATCATTCCCATCTGGGAAAAGGTGATTGAGGCGTGGGCGAAAGCTATGGCCGATGAAGAGGCTGAGGCGGAAGACCCAAACGTGCAGAGCCAGGGCTGACGAACAGTCAGCGCTGGCATGAGCTTTGGTCTTTTGCCCGATTCAACCTCGGATTGTCTGATGAGGAATTCTGGCATTCGACTCCTCGCCAGCTTTCTTATCTGACAAAGAGGTATCAGCGCAGGCAGGATCATGAGTTCCTGCTGGCCGGTATCGTCTCGGCCACAACGGCCAACTTTTCGATGTGCCATCCGAAGCAGCCGCTCACTCCTGGAATGTTTGTTCCCGGATACGAAGAGCCGGAAGCGCCCGAACCCACAGATCAAGAAATTGCCGAGAGGATCAACATGATGCTCATGCCCCTGTCGGTGAAGAAGTAGGTCGTCCATGGCATCCAGACAGGAGATTGCGGGGCTGTATGCCAGCCTGCAACTCGAAACGGCGCAGTTCAAGCAGGCCCTCGGCGAAGCAACTAAGTCGACGAGAGACTTTTCTCGCATGATGCGCGCGGAAACCACCGAAGCCAAGCATGCCATTCATATGCTCTCCGAGTCGATCGGTGCGGAGATTCCGCGTGCCCTGCAAGGTGTTCTAGCCAAGGTGCCGCTTGTCACCACGGCGATGAGTGCAATGTTTCCGGTTGCTGCCGTGTTGCTTTTTGCCAAGGCGGCGTTTGAAAACTTCGAGAAGATTGAAGAGCATTTCAAAAAGCAGGAGGAGGCTGCAAAGAAGGCGCAGGAGGCGTGGGGCGAACTGGCGACCAGTACGGGCTCTGTGCGGATGGAGCTTGAGAAGGCTAACCGGACGATTGAATCGTCGATCGCCGCGTTGACCAAGAAACAGTCGCAGAATGGGCTGAAAAACGCCTTACTGGACGCGGCAGACGCTGCCGAACAGCTATCAAAGAAGCTCGATACTGACATCGACAAGATGCTCAAGCTTCAGGGCCAGGAGAAAAAAGGCTGGATCGACCGCTTGCTGGGATCTTCCTCGGGTAGCGATCTGTCGGGGGTGCGGCAGAGCGTAACGAGTGCCCTGTCGCAAGTGTCCGGGATCAATGCTGAATATGACGACGTGATGCAGCGCGCGGCCGCTTCGGGCAACAAGAAGAACGTTGTCGCCCAACAGCAGCTTAGAGAGAATGCGCTAACCAAAGCGCTGGCGCCTGCAGCCAATCAGTTGTATGAGTGGCTGAGAGCGCATCAAGGCGAGAAAAGCCAGGATGCAGCCTGGGCGTCCTCGGCATGGCAAACCGTCAGCAATGTCATGCAGACCTCCCATGCTGAGATAGAAAACACCTCTGGCAGTTTGTCTTTGCATGACGCAAAGGACGATAAGGCCCGTTCTGATGCGGCCAAAGAGGTAGCCACTAAAGCAGCCAAGGCGCAAGAAGCGGCCATTAAGGTCCTCGAAAACAAGCTCAATGCCCAGCAGGCGGAATTTAACCTTGGCCCTGGAATTTCGCAGATGTTTTGGGAGCACGTCAAAGGCAGCCGCAAATGGGGAAATGCTGCCACTGAAAATCTTGATTCCAAAATTTCTGCAGCAACGCAGCAGTTCAACGCACAAATCACGGGCAAAATTTCTGCCATGCACAAGCAGATGCTCAGTGAGCTTGCTCCCGAGCCTGCGGCCGGTTGGAAGCCGATTACGCAGGGGCTGGATCAACTCGCGCGGGCGCAGGAAGAGGCCGCGACGACAGCGGCCAAGAATAAAGCAGCACGGGACGCGGCAACTCTTGGGTATGACCTCGCTGCCGGCAGCATCACGCAGTATGCCTATGCTGTGAAGCTCGCGGAGCAGCACGACGCCGAGTACGTGGCGCAGCGTAAAGCCCTGTCGGAGCAGTTGGAAAAGCTTCAGAAGTTTGATGGCCTCTTCGGTAGCGAGGTTATCGACCCGGAGAATGAATCGAAAAAGATCAATGTTCGGACAAAGATCGACGAGCTGAGCAATAGCCACAAGTTGCAGGCCGATGCCGACAAGCTGAGCGAATCCTATGCGACCTTGCATGGGCAGATTGATCTTGTGTTTGACGAGATGCGGCGCAAGAGCCAGGAGACCTACAAGGGGCTTGCGCAGGATCTGCAGCAGTTTGTGGGCGGCATGAACTCTGCGACCGCGAACGCCATGACCGGCCATGGCTCCCGCAAGGATTTCGCCAGCGTGTTCGAGGGGTCCGCGCACTCGCTGGCGTCGCAGTCTCTCGAGAAGGTGGAGGGGCTATTCCTAGGGAAGGGCAAAAAAAGAGATGGTTCGGCCACTGACGCTCGTTTGTTCACGGAGAGCATCATTACCAACTTCGATGCTCTGCGCGCAGCGATGGCCTATGACGCTGCGTCGAGCAAAGATGTAGCCAACGGCCAGCTTCTTGGCCCTGGCCTGGCTGGAGTGCCCGGAGATTCAACGGGTGCGGACGTCCTGGGCAGCGTGGTCGGTTCCGTGGGCAAGTCTGCCGGAGGGAAGTCTTCCTCTATGGGAACCACGGCGGGCTCTGCCGCGATGAAGTCGGTTGGCAGGTCTCTGACGGGCTGGCTCAACGATAGCGATACTGCCTCCAATCTGCTCGGCGGCCATCTGTTTGGCTCAAATAGCGTCTTCGGTGGCTTCCGTGCTGCCGGCGGCGAGGTGCTCGCCGACACGCCCTACATCGTCGGCGAACGCGGGCCGGAGCTGATGATTCCGGGCACGAGCGGCAGCATCGTGCCGAACCACCAACTGGCCAGCATGGGTGGCTCGCCTGTCTACAACGTCGATGCGCGCGGCACCGACGCGGCCATGGTTCACCAGGCCGTCTATCGCGGCATGACGATGGCGCACGCGCAGGCGGTGACTGACTCTAACCGAAACATGCGGGATTCCGTCCGCAGAACTCCGAGGTAAACCATGGCAATTTCCATCAGCAGCGTCGCCCTGTCGGACTGGCAGGGCGGCTCGACGGTCGCCCTGCGCATCAAGATCGGCGCGACTTTTACCAGCTTGGCGGGAAACATCTGGCTCAAGACGCAGGATCGTCCTGCCGGCCAGGGTGACTTCTACATCCAATCGGCCTGTACGGTGAGCGGCAACACGCTGACGATTCCCGCGATCAGTTTGGACTCCACCACGGACAGCCCGGACAATCCTTCGGCCAGGTACAGCGCGTTCCTCGTGGACACATCCACTGGCGACACGATTCAGGCCTTTGGCCCATCTTTTGCGTTGACGCCCGACGCCACCTCGACCACGTGGGCCGCAATCTTCACACAACTTGCACAGGGGAACTAGATGAAATACCTGTTTTCTGTTTTGCTTTTTTTGTCGGCCGCGGCCTGTGCCGTGGCCAGCACGACGACCATTTCGGCAAGCAACATTACCGACCTGAACGGGAGAAAGATCGCGGCCGCGAAGTTGTGCTTTTTGCCGGTGGACGCGACCGGCATCGCGATCGGCTACCGAAGCGGCACGGCCCAGATCATGCCCATCAAAAAGTGCGGCCAGGTCTCGAACGGTGCGTTGCAGAGCGGCTTTACCGTGTTCGACTCGTCGTCGACCGTGCCGACGAACATGCGCTATCACATCACACTCACGCCCGCGTTCAACACGGTGAGCGTGATCCGTGACTTTGGCACGACGACGATCACGGGTTCGACCTGGACACTGGACACGTTTGATCCGGATGCAACGGTGCTGCCGGCACTGTATACGGCCTCGTCGACCAGCGGCAGTTTCTATGTGAACGGCGATCTAACCTTTACCGGAACACTGATTGGCACGGTGCCTGTGTCGACGCTGTCGAGCAGTGTGAGCACCGTTAATGGCGTGAGCTGTTCGCTGGGCGGATCGTGCATGGTTACGGCATCAAATCCGTACGCGCTGACCCTGTCGGATGGATACGGATCGGCGACGACCTTCAATGGCTCCGCCGCGCAGACGATCCATTATCTGAGCACGTCGCAGACGGGCACTCAAACAATAGCTGGACCAATTTCGCAATCGGGATCGGGTGGTAACACGCTATCTAATACCACAGCGGGGTCCTACATTGATGTGCTTGGGCTATCTGCACCGAACCTTACATCGGGAACGCGCTTTTGGTTTGGTAGAGATAATTCCTCCTATGACATGGCTTTCCTTGGGTATTACTACGCCGGAGCGAATAGTTCATCCAGCCAAATCGGGCTAGGTTTCTACGGAACTGATCGCTTGTTGAGCATTGCCGTAACTGGCGATGTGATGATCGGGACTGCCTCTGATGGTGGCTATAAGCTGAGCGTAAGCGGCGTGACTAAAATTAATTCCGGTAGCTACGGTGTAGGTCCAACAATTATCGGAGACACGTATTCACAGGAACGCTACGTTAATTCTGACGGAACTTACGGCGCGATGTGGCGCGCCGATGGTGCCAATTTTTATATGCTGCTTACCGATTCAGGTAATTCAATTGGCGCGTGGAACGGTTTAAGACCATTTACTGTGAATTTAAGCACCGGCAATGTGTCAATGAGCCAGAATCTAGCCGTTGGTGGATCAGTTACAGGCCTAAGTTGGACCGCAACATCCGACCGCCGCGAGAAGCGCAACATTAAAACTCTGGACAGTAAAACAGCATTGGACAGGGTGATGCGCCTGCGTTCCGTAACTTTCACTTGGAACAACTCCAAGCTGGATCAAGCCAAGCAGACCGGCTGGATTGCGCAAGAGGTTGAGCGCGCCGGCATGGGCTCATCGGTCAGCGTCAAGCCGGGTGAAATCCATCACGCAAACGGCACGACAGTCAAGGTCGACGACTTCCGCTCGCTCAAGCAGAACGAGATGACGGCCGTGCTGTGGGCCGCCGTGCAGGAACAGCAGCGCCAAATCAATCAACTGCGCAGGCAGTTCAAACACAAAGGAGCCCGATAGATGGCCTACCAGCTTGCAAGTTATACCGATGCCTATGGCACAACTCACGACGCGGCGTATCTCCGCATCACGAAGGTGGACGTACACCATAAGGCCGCACAGGCTGTCGTCTCGTTTGAGGTTTACGCAAGCAAGACGGCGGCCGAGGACGGTAGCAGCCAACCGCTGAAGAGCGACGGCTACGCGTTTGTCGACGGGGAAACCTCCAGCACCTCGTCCAGCAGCTCGACGAGCACGCTGTACAGCGCCAACTTTGCGACCACACTCGGCACCGATCCTTCGGGCACACAGCCGACCGACGTGAACGACATTCTCCAGTGCCAGGCCTACCTCGCATTGAAGAACCATCCGAGCCTGACCACGCTGCTGTCGGGAGCGACGGTGGTCTAGCCTTCCGCCGGCGGAAAATGGTTGTGCAGTTTGCAGGGCGTCCTTCGGGACGCCCTTTTATTTTGGGGAATCCATGGCCACATACAACGGCATGACGCTCATCACCTGCCCGCACTACGCGGTGCGGGATGTGAGCGGTCCGCAGAGCATCGAGTGGACCAATAACGAGGCGGTGGCCACCACGCAAAGCCCGTTCACCGGCGCCATCAAGACCTATGACTGGGGCGCTTCGTGGTGGTCCGGCAATGTCTCGTTCAACAAAATGGGCCAGCGCAGCTACAACGCTT